GAACCAAATTTGCTTTTCTTCAACTCGCTTGACGAGACCCGTTTCAGCGGCCAATAGCGCATCACCGCTGATGTTCGTCATCTTGCCGGATAGGTAGTGCTGAGGCGTACGCGTCTGCGCGGCAATATGACCCACGGCAACCTCAATGATGTTGCTGTAAGCCTCAAGGTTTGCCGCTGTCCACTCGGTCACCTTGACGTCATCACCGGTGAAGAACATCACTCGGTCAACGGCAAAGCGTTCAAGGTCGACCGGGCGCGAACCAACAATCTGGCCGGTCTCGTCAAGAATCGGGACTTCCGGAACCTCAGCGCCGAGGACGATTCGCTGCGGGAACGACGCATAGTCAGCGGCCGTGAATAGCTGCGCCCACAGCAGGTTTACCGCATCCTGCATGGCAACCACGCCGGACACATCCGAAATGGGATCCTCGGCGAGCATGGGCCGGTTGGGTAGCTCCACCATCGGGACAACGCCCATCGGGTTTACCTGCGGGTTGGGCTCATCACCCATGTCGCGCAGGTCCCAAACCTTGAATTCCTCATCAACGTTCTTCATCTGCGGCGTCTTGCCGGTCGGCGCGCTAATGGTCGCCTGCGTGAACTTCCACACCTCATGCGGGAGATACAGGGTCGCGTGCGTGGCGTTCCCGTCCTCCCACAGCTTCAGTGCCGCGCGCCTACGCCGACGCGAACCAGGCTCATACGCAATGATGCACTGCGCGGAATCCTCGAAGGTGACTTCCGGCGTCCCCTCGTCCTCCGGGTTACCCCACACCAGGACAAAGGACCGCCCCGAATTCACGGCGCCCAGGAAGCCAAGCTGCGAATCGGCGTCCAGCCCGTTGTGCTGCCAGACACGCCATGACTCGTCATCTGCTTCAGTGGATCCCACCGGCTGAATGCCATTCACTGTCAGGCGCTCTACCGGGGAATCCGACGTGACCTGTACCCAGTTGTCAGAGAAGTCTCGGTATCGGTCACCGTGGAACTTGCGGAACTGCTCAGACGCAAACGTGAGCTTTTGCGAGCCCCGGTAATAGTCCTTATTCCGCTGAATGGTCGGGCGCCGGTTCATTAGCTCAGCTTCCAGCGCGCAGACTAGTGCGCGTGCCTGCTCAAGGGTGGCCACATATCCTCCAATGCGGCCACGCCTTAGGCAGCCATATACAGCGGTTTCTTTTTCAGGAGACCAGCGGCGACCGCATCCGAACGCGCTTCATGCGCGAGGACGCTGACAACCGCTAGGTCGATCTTTCGGCGGTGCTCGGGCTTAGTGAGCACGTAGCGATCCGACGGCCGGGCAGCCATACGCGCGTTGAACATGTGGCGCTCAGTCTGCTTACAGCCGTCGTGCGTAAAGTTGGAATCCTTCTTAATGACGTCTGTCTTGAGCCGCTCCGCCGCAGCGTGCATCTGAACCGGTCGGCGCGTGTGCCAGCGGATAATGCGACGCTCGCCGTACCGCTCCGCCCACTGGTCAACTTCCGTTTCCCAATACGGCGGATCGCAGTACATGAGCTTGACGTCATACTTTGCGAACAGCTCGGAGACCGCTGCATCCACTTCCAGACGCGGAACCTGCCCTCCCCACTCCGCCGGATCCCAGACCGTCAGACGGTCACTGGGGCCGTACGAGGGGGTGAACTGGAAACCCTCCAGGGTCTCAGCGCGAATGCCCGTCCAGTCATCGGAGTCCGAACCATCGAACCCGAGCACGATCGGAATTTTCATGAGCTTGTACGTGGATGGCTTAGGTAGCTCGCGGTCGCTCGCGCGCGAGAGCCAGTGAGACGCCTCAATCCAGGAACCATGACCGGCGACCACCCGGTTACCGAAGAACCGCTCAGCCTGCCCGGGGTCCGTCTCTAGTAGCTCGGCCGCCTCGGCTTCAATAGCGTCTAGGTCAATGTGCTCACACCCGGCGTACACAGCGCGGTGGATCTTCCGGCGTTCTGCCTTATTGCGGTAGCTCAGAGTCGGGGGCGCTTGCGGGAAGAACTTGTAAACGTCCTCGGCTTTACCCTCGTACGTGCGCTGAGCCGTGGACACTTCATCCGGCGCCCATGCGTTCGTCGTTTCCATCGAGCGGCCGGACATACCAGCGAGACCACGGCGCATCGTCTCAGCAACTTTGATCATTTTGTTCGTCGCTGAATACGTTCCGGTCTCATCCTGAATGGCGAACGTAATGGGGTTACCTAGGCGCGATTGCGCGGACGACGTGACAACGTCTATTCGGCCCTCTTCGCCGACCTTGACGAACCCCTCACGGACGTTCATGACAGCGCCCAGCGAGCCATGCCGGATCATCGCCTTAAGCGGCCGGTAGACGTTCGCAACCTGATCTTCCGACGTAGCGAGTAGCTGAATCAGCGGAGTGGGTTGCGGCAACGCCATGGGCTCATCCGGGGCGTAGTCATAGCGCCAGCCACACGGACACCCATGCTCGACACAGCGGTAATACTCGCCACCCTCAGCGAACCCGGCGAACACCGTAGGCCCGGCAGCTTCCGCCAGCACGATGGACGCCGCGAACGGGCCCTTACCACTCTTCTGGGGCATGACCACCTGGCCACGCCGGTAGATGTACGCGGCGGAGCGCTGACCCAATTCGGCGGTAGGCCGGACCGTGTAGAAGTTGGCCGCTACCTCAACCTGCCAGTCGAGCAACTCGAAAGGCTCACCCTGGCGGAATCCATCGGGGATAACGGCGTGTTGCTGGATCCATTCCAGCGTTACGAGCATGACCCGCTCGGCGTCCACCAGGTTAACCACGGGACACCTTCAACCGGTCAGCGATTGAGGTGATACCGGCAACCGGGGCAGCGTCATCCCCAGCGGCATCTAGCCCGCCGGAACCAACGACCCACTTGTTACGCAGCATCCCGTTAGCGGTGAGGCCCAGCGACTCGCCGTGCATCTTCACCTGAGACCAGATCAGCGAGGACGACTTAGGAAGCTCCGCGCGCGCGAGCAGACGCACATACGCGGCGACCTCAAACTCAAGGCCCATAACCTCCCACTGCACGGCCTGCGGCGTCTCCCACAGCCGTTCCCAGACGTCATACTCACGCTCGCTGGGATCAATCAGCGGGAACGCTGGTAGTGCACCCTCGCGTCCCTCAGCGGGAAGGGTGACCCAATCGGCGCGATCGGCCTTTGCCTTGTGGCTCCGGTCCTTACTCGTCGGCACCGGGCCGGAGTGTGGACGTGCACCGCCTCTAGCCACGTTGGGTCACCTCCTTAGTCACTTTGGGTAACTGATCAAGTTCTTTGAACCGGGCGGACTTTTTAGCGCCCTCCCCCGCGTTCGATGTCCCCATGGTCAAATTAACCCATCCCCACCCAAAACGGACATGATGGACACTAGGTCAATTCGGACATTGAAGACATGAACCAAATCGGACATTGAGGGCAACAAAGACTTCAACCAAAACGGACATCAAAGACATCAAGCATCACGATCATTCCAGCCACCAGGTTGCTCGCGTGCTGTGATGCGAGAGTGGTGCGCCTTAGTCATTGACTGTAGGTTCGTCCAGTCATGACCACGTGGACCGAGAGGCCCGAGCCCATCAACATGGTTCACCTCAGTGGCCAATGGTCTAAGCATGGGAGATAGCGCCATACAGTCAGCGCACTCGCAGTAGGGATTGGCTCGCAGGTAGGCCAGCCTGGTACGTCGCCATGCACTGTCATAGGGGTTACGCCTAGACGCGCGCCTGAGTACCTGGGCACGCTCCTGACAGCCCTTACAGCGCCCACCCTCGGTAAGCGCAGGACAGCCCGGGGTCGAGCACACGCTCATTGCGCGTCTAGCCATGGTGCGCTAGCCTCCCGCTCATGGACACCAACGAACAGCTTCTAGCCGCCCTAGCTGCCATCCTGAACGCGCTTGAGGCGGCAGGCGAACAGCCCATGCCCATCACAGCGCGAGGACACAGCAGCATCGCCACCGCATCGGGCAGCGTAGACGCCGACAAGACAACCGGCAGATGGATCGTCCGCTAGCAAACTGGGCCCTGGTCACTCGACCGGGGCCCTACTCATTTCAGTATGTGCCCGCTGAGGGATTCGAACCCCCACGCGCTAAGCGCACTGCGTTCTAAGCGCAGCATGTCTACCGTTCCATCAAGCGGGCTTAAGGGCTACTAGCTTCCCGTCCCATAGGTGACTAGCCAAGGGGTTAGGGCCGGTGTTCACCCAGGGTGCTTGGCGGGGTGGCCGGTCAAGGCTTCCGTCATTGCACCAGCTGATGCGGCAGGATTCGAACCTACAACCCCCGGATTAACAATCCGGTGCTCTACCCGTTGAGCTACGCATCATCGCGCTTCGCATGATCCGGAATCGAACCGGCACCCCTCGCAGAGGTTAGGGGCGCTTTAAGTCCCCGATGACCACGCCAATAGTCACCACACTGCATGCGAAGCATTGCCCCAGTGCTCAACCCGGGAGAGAGTCATGGGAGCAACCGGGGCAAGCTGTGAGGGGGTCGGCATCCTCGGTCCGCCGTATCTTTTAGTTCGTGCGCGGGACGCTAACCCCCTCACATATATCTAGCGATTCGGTTACCTAGC